ATCACAACTCTTGCGACAACTACGGTAAATGGTACAACAGGAAATTTTGGTACTGCAATATTGGCCGCTGGGTCACTTACGGACAGTTCTGGAGCAATTTCATTTGGTAACGAAAACCTTACAACTACAGGAACATTTACATCTGGTAATATATCGGTTGGAAATATAGTATCATCAGGAGCATCTATTGTATTTGAGGGTGCAACAACTAATACAAACGAAACAACCCTAACAGTTACAGACCCAACATCAGATAGAACAATTACATTTGGGGATGAGACAGGAACAGTTCTAACTACTGGTGCTACAAATATTGTATCAGGTGCCATGATGAAAACTTCATCAACACTTTTAATTGTAAATTCGGGTGGTACAACATTAAAAACAATTATCGGTTCAGGCGTTGCGTCATAAATAGATAAAATAGGAAAAACAAATGCCAGCTATTATTACAGAAAAGTTTAGATTACATAATGCCGCTCAGTTTGAGGAATCATTCACTGAGTCTGCTAACAACGTGTATTATCTATTTATTGGTAAGAGTACACCTTTTACTTCTGGAACAACTGGAGGGTCGGACTCTTCTCCACCAACTCCTCTTGATAGTCCTATTAGTGAATATTATACATGGGATGATATGCTTGCTGCTAAAAATATTGGTTCTTCTAATATTCAAAGAGTTATCCCTAGAAGAAATTGGGCTAACGGCACGATATATGATATGTATAAACCTACATATAATTCAACTAATTCAGCAACCTCTGGGGCAACAAATTTATACGATTCAAGTTTTTATTTTATGACATCTGATTTTCGTGTATACAAAGTTCTTGATAATAATGGTGGGGTTGCATATTCTGGATCAGAACCAACAAGTACAACAACTTCACCTGTCAGTGGTGGTGGTTATGTTATTCAGTATATGTATACTCTTACATCAAGTCAAATTAATAGTTTTGTAACTGCTGACTTTATACCTGTTACAACAAATTCTACAATTAGTGCTGCAGCAGTAGATGGTTCAATTGATTCATTATCAATTACTTCTGGTTCTGGATATACTGATGGAACTTATTATGCTGCAGTATATGGAGATGGAACTTCTCAAGGAACATCTTCTGGTGCTATTGTAAGAATTACAGTTACAAGTGGAGCGATTAAAGCTTTTGGTTTATCAGCAGGAACAGATACAACAATTTCAAGCCCTGGTGCGGGATACACATATGGTACAGTTAATCTTGCAAGTGGTTATACATTCTCAGACGCAGCTCTAACTAGTGCTTCTGCAATCGGTGGTTCTGGTGGTTCTGTAGATGTTTTAATTGGACCAAAGGGTGGACATGGTTTTAATGCAGTAGAAGAGCTTGGTGGTCATTATGTAATGGCTGGTATAACATTAACTTCCTCCGAAGGGGATGATGTTACCACAGAGAATGACTTTCGTAAGTTAGGAATTGTAAAAGACCCATATGTATTTGGAACAACTTCAGTTTCAACTGTATCTACTGCAAGACAAACATATGCAATAAAAGTAGCATCTGTATCTGGTACTTTTGATGGAGATGAGAAAATAAGTCAAGCTACTACAGGTGCAATTGGTAAAGTTATTGAATATGATAGCACAAATTCAATTATTTATTATGTTCAAGAAAGATTTGGAGATTATGGAACAAATGGTACTACAGGTGCAAACGTTGCATTTAGTGGTGCAAATATTATTACAGGCGCAACTTCTAGTGCAACTGGAACCCCAGACGCAAGTGCAGACACAGCTGTATCTCTTGCGGGTGGTAATACAATCACTTTTTCAGATGGTTATGCAAATCCAGAACTTGCTTTTGATAGTGGCGATATGATTTACTTAGAAAATAGAAAACCAATAAGTAGGTCTTCAGATCAAATTGAAGACATTAAAATTATTGTGGAGTTTTAATAGATGCCTCAACTTACCGACTTAAATGTAGCACCATATTTTGATGATTTTGAATCATCTGATAATTTCGTTAGAACTTTATTTCGCCCTGGATATGCAATACAAGCTAGAGAGATAACTCAACTTCAGTCTGCTCTTCAGAATCAAATTGAAAGAGGTTTTAGTCATGTTTTCAAAGATGGAACAATGGTTATTCCTGGTAATTTAGCTATGCAAACCAGCGCCCGTTATGTAAAACTTGAGAATTCCTTTGGTGGTGAGACTATTGATGTTTCACAATATGTTAATTCTGACATTCCTGTAATATTAACTGGTGCTACATCTGGTGTACAATTTACTGTATCATTCGCAACTCCTGCAACAACAACAGACCCAGCAACTCTTTTTGGTACATATACTTCATCAAATCTATCAGGAGCAAAAGTAACCACACTAACATCAACTGAACAAGATGCTGATGGATATAGTATATTTATTCCTAATGAAAATATTTCTGCTAATGTTTCTGTACAACATGGAAATACAGTATTTACTTCTGGACAAGTTTCTATTAAAACACAATTAACAGAAACAGTTCTTAGTATAGGAGAAGTAGCTACTGGAACAACTGGGCCCATAACAGATCGATCTATTATGGCTGTAATATCTAATGGTATATATTATACTAGAGGAAGTTTTGTTGAAGTTTTAGATCAAACTATAGTTGTAAGTAAATATTCTAATACTGGAAGTCATAAAGTTGGATTAACAATTACTGAAGATGTTATTACTCCCGAAATAGAAACTAAACTTCTAGATAATGCACAAGGATCGCCTAATTTTGCTGCAAAAGGTGCTCATAGATTAAAGATTACACTTACCCTTTCAACCATTGATATAGATTCAACAGATGATAGCGCATTTATTGAAGTTGTAAGAATTAGGAGAGGCGTTATAGAAAAATATGCAAGAGCTACAGAATATTCTGTTTTAGAAGAAACTCTTGCAAGAAGAACATTTGATGAATCTGGTAATTATACAACAAAACCATTTACTTTTGAAATTAAAGAAACTATTGACAGTAGTGTTAAGGGAGAAATTTTTAAAGGTATATATCAGCCAGGACAGATAACTGATACTGGTAATATAGCATCAGAGGAGTTTCTTACTTGTCAAGTTTCTACAGGTAAAGCTTATATTAAAGGTAAGGAAGTTGAGAAAATTGCTCCTACTTATATTGATATTCCTAAGTCAAGAGATTTTGAAACAGTAAATGCAAGTGTTTCTTCTTTTGATGTTGGTAATTTTACTAATATCAAAAATTTATATGGAACTCCCGATGTATCATTTATAAGTGGTGAATCAAGTGCATTTAAAGAGATTGGTTTTTTTGATAAAGAAATTCAAACTCCAGGTACGGCTTCTGGAACTAAGATTGGTATTTGTAGAGCAAGAACATATCAACATGTTTCTGGTGTAATAGGAACTGCTGATGCAGTATATAGATTATACTTATTTGATATTAGGCCATTTACTGTTATTGAATTATCAGGAACACCAAGTCCAACAGTATTATCTGCTGCATCAGATGGTGGTCAACTTGTTACAGGAAGTACTACTCAAACAACTGGCTTTTTGTATGGTGGAGAATCATCTGGAGTTAATATTTTTCTAACAACGGTATTAGGAAATTTTCAAGTAGGAGAAACTTTAATATTATCAAATTCAGCTGAAACAGGTGGTATTATAGAAGATGCTGCAAATGTTGATTTAACTGTTGTTAGTTCTACTACTTATAATTTTAATGACCTTCGCTCTTTCCATATGGAAGATGCTGATAATGGTCAAGACTTCACTGCTGATGCCGAGTTAAGAAATGTAAGTACTTCCGATGTTTCTCAGATTATTTTTAATGCAACAGATGCAAACCTATCAGATGTAAATGATAATATTGTTCTTGAAGAAGATAATTCAACAACTATTGCTTTAGAAAGAAGGAAGGTTGCTCAATTAATTAGTCCCGAAAAAAATCTGTCTATATTCAGACTTGCGAAACGTCCAGTAAAGACTTTATTAACTGCAACAAATGCTGGAGAGAGTGATACACAATTTACAATTCGCAAACAATTTATTGCAACTTCAAGTTCTGCTGGTTCAGTTCAAATTTCTGGTGGAACAAATGAATCATTTTTAGCTTATACCGATGCTGATTATACTATTTCAATTTTATCAGCTGGGGATGGAACGGGTGTTCAAGGACAAATTGTTACTGCGGCCACTGGTTTTGCTGGGGCAGGTACTTCTTTAGTTACTATAACAAATGATGCGGTTTTTGGTGCTGGGGCAAAAGTAAAGATAATGGCAACATTACTTAAAACTTCTGCGATTCAAAAATCTAAGTCAACTAAATTGATGAAACAAGTAAAAGTTGTTGCTGGAACTACAGATGCATATGGAACTAGACCTACTGATAAAGAAATTTCTCTGGGTAGAGCTGATGTGTTTAGGTTGATGGCTGTTTATGAATCTGCTAGTTCAAGTACTGATGCTGTATCTCCTTCTATTTCTATTACTGGAGTAAATGGAACTTTTATTAGAGGAGAAAGAATTACTGGATCAATTTCGGGTGCAACTGCAAGAGTTACCACAACAAGTAGTCCCTTACAAATTGTTTATACAACAGGAAATAAAACATTTAATGTTGGTGAAGAAATTCTTGGAGAATCTTCTGGCGCAACTGCATCAATATCAGTATCAACAGACGGTAGTTCATTAATCACAAGTAATTATCTTCTTGATACTGGTCAACGAGATAACTATTATGATATTGCTAGAATTGTTAGAAAGGCCGGGCGTCCTGCTCCAACGGGAAGACTTCTTATTATTCATGATTATTTAGAACATGGTGCAGGGGATGTACTAACCGTTGATTCATATATTGATGTTGCAAATCAAATGGATTATGTTGATATTCCTGACTATGTAGCGAATAAAGTTGATCCTGATGCTCCTGCTCCAAGTGGAGCATTTCAATTATATAATGTTTTTGATTTTAGACCCTGCTGTGAAGATATAACTGGAGCTAGTTCAGATGAAACTAGTGTAGATGAAATAACTGGGTATTCTTTTGATTTCTTTCATAGACAGTTTGATGGTGTAGGTGCATCACCAAGTAATTTTCTTAAACCTCAGTCTTTAATACAAGCAGATTATGAGTTTTATTTGGGTAGAAAAGTTACTATTAGTATAACTCAATCTGGTCAGTTTGATGTTATACAATCAATATCAGGTGAACAAACACAGGCGATAAGTAACGAAACAGATAGAATGATGGTTGCTCAAATTGATATCCCTGCTTTCACATTTTCTCCAAAAGATTGTATGATACAAAGAACAAAGAACCAACGTTTCACTATGTCAGACATTGGTAAACTCCAAGATCGTATTAAAAATATAGAATACTATACACAATTATCTTTATTGGAACGTGATGCATCTAGTTTTGAAATTACTGATGCTAATGGATTAAATAGATTTAAATCTGGGTTTGTGGTTGACTCTTTCGGAGGTCATAGACTTGGAGATGTTAAAAATATTGATTATTCTTGTGCAATGGACTTTGAAGTAAAAGAATTAAGGCCTAAAACAAAAATTAAAAATATTGATCTGGTTGAAGAAGCACTTACTGATAGTGCTCGTACAGCTCAAGGATATCAAAGAACTGGTCCGCTTATTACTTTACCATATACAGAACTTACAAAAATGGAACAACCATACGCAACTAGACTTGAAAGAGTTTGTCCCGTTCTTTTATCTAACTGGACAGGAGAAATTGAACTTGATCCTGCCAGTGACAATTGGTTTGAAACTGAGATTGCTCCTGATTTAATTATAAATGTAGACGGAAATTTTGATACACTTTTAGCTGAAGCTGGAGGCGCTCAAAATCTTGGTACTATTTGGAATGCTTGGACACTAAATGGCGCAGCAACAGGGGGAACCGACATTTCCACTGAGTTCTTCGGTCAATTTGGAAATGGGATGAATAGAGTATTCTCATCCACCAGTAGTCAGGGGCAGCGCCGTACTGGACTTCAAACTAATTTAATTGAACAAATTGATCTTGAATCACAGGGAACTAAAGTTATTGCAAGGGCATTTCTGCCATTCATAAGACATAAAAATATTAATTTTACAGGTACATCCTTTTTACCAAATACACAACTATATCCTTTCTTTGATAAGTTAGATATATCACAATATACATTACCATCTGTTGGATTTTCAAGCAGTGACGAAAGTTTAGTTAGTGGTGATGCTTTAATAACCAATGCAGCTGGTAGGATTTCTGGAACTTTCGTTATGCCAGACCCAAAGGTTGAAGGTAATCCACAATTTAGAACTGGAGAAATTAGCTTTAGATTAACATCAAGTCCAACTAATATTACATCAACTGATCCTGTTACGGCTGGTGAAAAAATATATTCTGCTATAGGTGTTTTAGAAACATCACAAGAGACAATTATCGCAACACGAAATGCTACACTAGACCAGAGGATTATTTCTGAGACAAGAACTATCGATAGTAGTAGTACCAGGACCGTTGAAATACGGCCAGATTTTGAAGACCAAGACGATCCGTTAGCACAAACATTTTTAGTTTCTGAAGAAGGTGGTATGTTTATAACAAGTGTTGATTTATTCTTTGGTGCAAAAGATGAATCTGCTCCTGTTAGTGTAGAAATTAGAAATGTTCTTAACGGTTATCCTGGTCCAAAGATATTACCATTTGGTAGGGTTACAAAAGACCCAGCAGATGTTACTATTGATGAAACTGGTCAAACTGCTACTAATTTTAAATTTACTGCTCCTGTATACGTCCAAAAAGATTCTGAATATTGTTTTGTTGTTTTGGCAACAGTTCCAACACATAAAATTTGGATTTCTCGAATGGGAGAAAGTAAGATTCAATCTACTCTTACTGAATCTGGTGTTGGGGGAACTACTACGGCAGACTTGAATGTATTATTTGGTGAAAGAACTGTTTCAAAACAACCAGATATTGGTGTTATGTTTAAAGGACATAATAATAGAACTTGGGAGCCATCTCTTACAGAAGATATAAAATTTAAAATTAATATAGCAAATTTTACTGCTAGTGTAGGACAATGTAGGTTACAGAATAAATCTGCTGAATTTGATCAAACTGCATTATTAGGTAGTGCATTAGGTGGTGATTATTTTGCACCAAATAGACTACTAAAACCTAATTCATTAATTATGTTAGATGGTAGTAAAGTAATTCAAGTAAAACATCCAGATCATCAAATGCATAGTACAACAAATAATGTTACAATTTCTGGTGTTAAATCTGGTGCATATTCAACATTATCTAATTCATTAACTGTATCTGATACTACTATAACATTAGCAGATGGCACAAACTTTAATAATACTAGTGGAGTATATTCATATGATTCAACAAATAAATGGATTATAAAAATTAATAATGAAATTATAACATATACATCTATTTCTGGTAATGTAATATCGGGTGCAATTAGAGGTGTTGGTTCTGGAGATGAAGGAACTGGTGATACTCATGAAGCAAATGATGTAGTTGAGTTTTATATGATACATAAAGTTCCTATTAGTGAGATACATGGATTTGATAATCTATCTACATTAGATGCTAGAGATGGTGCTGCAAGTCATACTGCTATTGGTAATATTGGTATTGATGATTATACAATTACAGTGGAAACAGCAGCCGTCATCGATGGTACTGGAACAACAAGAGCTCAAATTGGTGGTAGTGATATTCGTGCCTCAGAAAATATATTATTTGATTTGGGTTATTATGATGTGCAAAATATGGTTTTACCAAACACTGCCCTAGATTTGACTGTTCAACCAACAACTGCAACAAGTCCATCTGGTACTCAAGTACCATTTATAAAATCTGTGGCGGCGTCTGCATTTCCTACAATTTTGAATCAAAATATTTATTATGATGCACCCCAGATGGTAGCTTCTAAGATAAATGAAAATAATGAGATGGGTGGTAATAAATCATTAACTCTTAATTTTGAATTATCAACAGGTTTACCTAACGTTTCTCCTGTTATTGATACGGATAGAATGACTGTATTTGCAGTTGCAAACAGAATTAATAATATTGATAGTTCTGCTGATGTATATCCAACATCTGATTTTCTTCCTTCAACAGCATCATCAGGAGATAATAACGCTGCACAATATTTAACTAAAAAGGTTGTACTAGAAAATCCTGCTACAGCACTTAAAGTATTATTTTCTGCAAACAGAGATTCTCAATCTGAAATTAAAGTTTTATTTAAAATATTGAGGACAGATGATGCTAATGACTTTGATAGTTTACCGTATGAATTTTTCAATGAAACTGGAGTAGATGATCTTGGATCAACGCCATCACTTGGTAGAGATGATTTCCAAGATTATCAGTATACTGCTGGTGTTACTGATGATGGACTTGGAGCTCCTCTAGACCCATTTATTTCTTTCTCAATTAAGATCGTGATGCAGGGGACTAACTCTGCTGAACCTCCAAGAATTAGAGAATTTAGAGCTATGGCATTGGCAACATAATATGGGAGAACAACTTAAAGTAGAGGGACATACAGACCTTGTAAGAGATATAAATTCACAAGCAATTATTAATACAAATAATGTTGCTTATAATGCCGCAGTTTCCCGTTCTAATTTAGCACAAAAACAAAGAGATGAACTAAGGGATGCTACAAGGGAGATAAATAACATTAAGTGCGAGATGCATGAAATAAAGTCTCTCTTACAACAATTAGTGGGTAAAGAATAAAATGGCAACAATTACCGCAGCTTTAGTAAATACCAGTGATTCTTTAGATACATTTCGTCAAAGGTTTAATACTCTTAGGTCAGATATTCAAGGATTGAGTTTTGGTGCAGAGATTGTATTTGAGGGAACTACAGCAGATGATTTTGAAACAACTCTTTTAATCACTGATCCTACTGCTGACAGAATAGTAACAATCCAAGATAAGTCTGGTATAATAGCATTGACGGGTAGAGATATCAACGATATTGTTCTTCTTAATGCAACAGATGGAAGTGGTACAGATGAGGCTAGTACAATACTTCTTAATGCTAGTGCAGCTGGTGTGGATGCTGGTGATGCACTTTTATATGAAGAAGGAACAAATGATCATATTCTTAATCCAACATTTGAAGGTGTTGAAGAATTTATAATTCTTGAGGAATCACTTGAGGGTACTCCTTCATTTGCTCTTAGAGAAAATGTTGACTCATCTTCTCTTGATGCAAGATTTGCCTATCAGCCTGCAACAAGTGATAACCTCTTAGGTGCTCTTTTTCTTCCCCCAGCTGCTGGTGGTATACAGTTTGTAATGCCTATAAGTGATGGGTCTGAAGACCAAGTTCTTGCTACCGATGGTTCTGGTAGTCTTTCATTCAAAAACCAATCTTCTGGTATGTCATTAGCTAATGACGGTAACAACCGTGTTGTTACTGCAAATGGTTCTGGTAGTGGAAATGGTGAGGCAAACTTAAATTTTAATGGTTCGGCCCTAGCGGTAACTGGTACGGTAACTGCAAGTGGTTTTATTAAAACAGATTCTACAACTGATGCAACTTCTACAACTGATGGTTCATTGCAGACTGATGGTGGTCTATCTGTAGCCCTAGACACTGTAATTGGTAATGACGTTATCTTGATAAGTGACGCATCAGTAATTCATTTTGGTGTAAATTCAGATGTTTCCCTAACTCATGTTCACGATACTGGGCTATTACTTAATGGTACAAGTGTAATTCAGTTTAATGATGCGTCACAAAGTATTGGCGCACCTAGTAATGCCATTCTGGATATTAATGCTACTGATGAGATTGAACTCAATGCTACACTACTAGATGTTAATGCAAATATAAACGCAAGTGGAACATATACTGGTGCTGGCCTTATGACCACTGGTGGTAATATCGTTATACCTGATGCTGGTAATATCGGGTCTGCTTCAGACACAAACGCAATTACAATCTCTTCTGCTGGTGTAGTTGCCGTAACTGCAACGACTGCTTCAACTAATGCTACAACTGGTGCCTTGACGGTTGCTGGTGGTGCTGGTATTGCAGCTGACCTTGGTATTGGTGATGACCTATGTATGATTTCTGATGATTCTTATGTTTACTTTGGCGCTAATAAAGAAGTTTTTCTTAAACATAGACATGATAAAGGTTTGTCGATTTCAGATGGTGGAGCCTTTTCTGGCACAGATGGTGATGGACAAGTTCTAACAAGAAGGGGTGCAGATGTATTACTTGTTATGAATCAATCTGCTGCGGCTGGAACTGATGCTGGTGATAATATACTCTTAGATGGTACAGATGGATCAGCTACTAATGCTGGTGACAATATTACTATGGAAAATATGCCGTTCCTTCATGCTGGTATGCAGAGAAATGTTATAGAGATTCGTGATTCTGGTGGCAATTTATTAAACTCACTTGCTGGATTTGCGCCGGGAGCAATTTAAATGGCAGTTAGAGAACCTTTATATTTTTTGAATGGTAATTTAACT